ATGCCGGTATCCAGCGCCGAGTACAAGAAGCTTCTCGACCGCGAAAAGAACCGCTACCCCAACGACCGCGACAGGGCGGTGCGGTCCGCCAACGTCGCCGCCGGCTATGGCTCCTCGACCGCATTGAAACACCGAGATGGCGGCAGTCCGGATAGCGGCAAGCCGAAGCCAAAGGCAGCAGATTCCCCCGCGGGGTCCAAGCCCAAGGCCAAGGCCTCCAGCTCCCCCTTCAAGCTGCCGTCGAAGGCACCGGCGCCGACGCCACGCCCAGGCGGCGCAGCAAAAGCGCCGGTGCCGACCCCACGCCCGACGCAATTCCCGCCGGATCTGGCGGTGTCGCCCAGCCCGGCGCAGCCCAATTCCCCGGTGGGCCCGACCAATGCGGCGCAGCCGTTCGGCAATCCCGCGCCCGGCTTCACGCCGCCGATGAACCCGGCGATGAGCCAGGCGTCGGTGCTGCAGACGCCGCCGCCGGAACTGATGCAGCCGCAACTGCCGCCGATGAGCCCTGCGCTGTCGATGGCGTCGATCCTGCAGACGCCGCCTCCCGGCCTGACGCCGCCGCCGGACTTTGCCGGCCTGCCGATGCCACCGGCGCTCGGTGGCACCCCTCCGGGTCTTGCCGGTGCGCCGCCGACCGCCGCGACTGCGCCAGCGCCACCGATGGGCGGCGCCGGTCGCGGTGACTTTGCCAGTCTCGCCGCGCAGGCCGGCATGGGTGGCATGGGCCGCCAATTCCCGCCGGCGTCGCCGCTGCTTGATCCGCGATTGCGGGGCTATTGATGTCCAACGGCCCGCAGGCAGCTCCCGATTACGCCGCCATCATCGCCAGGCGGCTGGACAGCATCGAGTTGCAGATGGAGCGGCTGATCGAGATGCACACTATCTCCTATCGCGACGGCGCCGCCCGGTTCGACCAGCTCGAGGAGAAGCTCGACCAACTGATTCTGCGGGCGGGTCTCAGATGAAATATGATCGCGATCTCTATTTCGGCGCGGTTCGCGACGAGCTTTTCCACGGGGCGCTCGACCAGCAGCAGGTCGACGGCCAGAGCGTCATCCTGGCGGTGTGGGAATACCAGGCCGGCGGCACCCCGATGACCGACGAACGGTGGCTCGCCTACATGCTGGCCACCACCTATCACGAGACGGCTTACAAGATGTGGCCGACCACCGAGCAGGGGTCGGAATCCTATCTGAAAGGCAAGGACTATTATCCTTATATCGGCCGCGGCTTCGTCCAGCTCACCTGGGATTACAACTACGACAAGGCCTCCAAGGCGCTCGGCCTCATCGACGATCGCGACCTCGTCGACCATCCAGAGATGGCGCTCGATAGCCTGATCTCGGCCCGCATCATGTTCCGTGGCATGGCCGAGGGCTGGTTCACCGGGCGCAAGCTTGGCCAGTACTTCAACGGCGACAAGGACGACCCGGTCAATGCCCGCCAGATCATCAACGGCAATGACGACGACACGCTGATCGCCGGCTATCACCAGCAGTTTCTCGGTGCGCTCGCCGTCGCGGCGATCCCCGAACCCAGCGCCGCCGAAACCCTTGATATCGCCCTGACCCGTTCGTCCGGTGGCGTACTGGTGTCGATCACCCTCGACGGCAAGCCGGTGCTGGCGGCCGGTGCATGAACGACGACGACCACGGCAATGGCTCCTGGTTCGGTATCATGGTCGGGCTGCTGTTCGTCATTCCGGCTTGGCTGCTGTTCATCTGGTGGTTCTGGACGTGAAACATTCCTACGAATGGATCACCGTCTACGCCATCATTCTTGCGGTGGTGGTGCTGGTTGCGATAAGCCTGACGGCATGGTGAAGAAGACCTGGGGCCCGCACAACGCACCTGACATGCGCACCTTGCGCGAAAAGAAGCGCGCCAAGATCAATGGCGACGCGCTGACCGACCGCGAGCGCAAGCTGGCGCAGGGCATCGTCGGCGGACTTTCCACCAAGGCGGCCTTGCAAAAAGCCGGATATGCCTCCGGGTCACTGGCCAATGCCGATTCGGTCTTCACCCGTCCACGATTCGTTCGTTATCTCGACGAACTCCGAAAGCGCCAAGTCGAACGGCTGGATTACTCCATCGACAATCTGTGCGCCCGCCTCGAACGGGTCTATCTGGAGGCGATGGCGCACCGGCAATACGCCCCGGCGGTGCAGGCGGTGATGGGCGTTGCGAAACTCATGGGGCATCTTCAGGATAAAACGGAGATCGAACTCCACATTCTTTCAAAACCGGCGCGTGAGCCGACCGAAACGCTCACACTCAGCCCGGAGGAGTGGCAGCGGCAGTTCGCGCCGAAGAAACTTCAATGATGAATGTCTCCGTCAGGCTCGGTTTCATCCCCCAGAAAGGTCCACAGCTTGCCTTCCTTAAATGCCCGTCGGATATCGTTGTCTACGGCGGTGCGCGCGGCGGTGGCAAGACTTATGCCTCGCTCGGCGAGTTCTGGATCCACGCGGAGGACCATGGCCCTGATGCAGTCGGGCTCATCGTCCGCCGCAGCCGGGAGGATCTGAAGGATACTATCGCCACCGCTATTCGAATGTATGGTAACGCGGCGCGGTACGCTGAGAAAGGTAACGTGTTCCGGTTCGCCAACGGCGCCCGACTCAATTGCGCCTACCTTGAAAACGACCGTGATGCGGAAAATTACCAAGGCTGGTCCCTCACCCGTGTCTACGTCGAGGAGCTCACACAATTTCAACTGCCCGACCCGGTGTTCAAGCTTTTGGCGACGCTACGCTCCTCAAGTGGCATCAAGCCGCAGATGCGATGCACCTGTAACCCCGGCGGTCCCGGTCATGGTTGGGTCAAGGAATGGATTATCGATCACGGCGAATACGAGCTGGTGACGGACCCGGAATCCGGTCTGACCCGAACCTTTATCCCGGCCAAGCTCAAGGATAATCCTGCGCTGCTCGACAGCGACCCGCAATACATCAATCGATTGAAAGCGGTCGGTTCATCCGAACTGGTAAGGGCTTGGCTGGATGGCGACTGGACGGTGATCGAGGGCGCCTTCTTCCCCGAATTCCGCCCCGACCGCCACATCATCGAGCCGTTCGACATTCCCGATGAATGGACGCGGTGGCGCGCCGCCGACTGGGGATCGGCGAAGCCGTTCTCGATCGGCTGGTACACTCACGTCCAGGATGATTTCCATCATGACGGGCGCCTCTTGAAGCGCGGGGCGATTATCCGTTATGCCGAATGGTATGGGGCGGCCAAGGCCAATGTCGGCCTGCACATGACCGCAGAGGAGGTGGCAAATGGCATCGTCTACCGTGAAACGCAGGGCGGCAAGCGGCAAAAGATGGCTTACGGCATCCTGGACCCTTCGGCATTCGCGGTTATTTCCGGTCCCTCCATCGCCGAAACCCTGGCGCGTCACGGCGCTCCGTTTCGGCGGGCGGACAATACGCGCAAATCGACTGATAAGCGCATGGGCGGCTGGGACCAGGTCAGAAACCGGCTGAAGGGCGATAAGGACGGCAATCCGATGCTGTTCGTCTTCGCCACCGGCCGTCACCTGATTCGGACGCTGCCGATGATGCAGCACGACCCCTATAACCCCGAAGACCTCGACACCGAAGCCGAGGACCACGCCGTCGACGAGCTGCGTTACGCCTGCATGAGCCGCCCATTCGGGGCCAGAACCGAGAAACTCGACAGCAAGAACCCCTATCTGATCTCCAATATCTTCAAAATCAAAGAACATGGATGATCACAGCGGCTTTTGGTGATATTGCCGTCGAGCAGGCCCAATGAGGGGATAAATGGCCCGCGACCCAGAAATAGCCAACCCACCCGTCGAGCCGTCGACCGCCGAGATCGGCAAGCCCAATACGGCCGTCGACGAACCCGTCGAAAATGGCCCCGATCGTCCCGTAGACCGCGCTTACTGGGAAATGTGCCTCGCCGACGCCGAGCGCGCCGAGCAGAACTGGCGCCGCCGCGGCCGCGAGATCGTCGCCATCTACCGCAATGAAGGCCCCGGCTCATCGAGCCCCAAATCCGGCAAGAATGCCGGTGGCCAGCATTTCAACATCCTTTTCGCAAACACAGAGGTGATGTTGCCGGCGATCTATTCAAAGCCGCCGAAGCCGGTGGTACGGTCGCGCTTCATCCAGTCCCGCAAGATGGTTCCGGTTCCACCACCCATGCCGCCCGGCCCCCCTCTTGGCATGGGGCCACCGGGACCGCTTGCGCCACCGGGAGGTGGAATGCCTCCGCCTCCCGGTATGATTCCCGGTGGACCACCACCCCCGCTTCAGGCCCCAACCGGAGTGGGTAACCCGCCACCGATGGAAGGGCCGCCGCCCGGTGCACCCCCTGGTCTGACGCCTGGGTCGCCGGGCGGCGCTCCCCCAATGATGGGGCCGCCGCCACCGCCGCCGATGATGGAGCTGCCGCGCCCCGGTCCGAAGACCGAGGACATCGACACCGCCGCCGCGGTGATGGAGAAGGCGCTGGAGATCGTCGTCCAGGACGAAGAGAGCCACGAGGCGGTGAAGACCGCCATCAAGGACGTGCTGCTGCCC